GATAGTCCTTTCTTCCGGAGTTGGATATTTTTTCCAATGTGTCTGCATCCAAACTAAAGCCTCATCAACTATACCAGTAGGCAACTCGACATACCCTACGTCGGACCTAAAACTGGGTGCCAATACACTCCGGCGCCAATCTGACCTGATATTAAATTTCTCCATCTCTGGGGAATAATCAAGTGGATCTCGCACGTCACCACCAACTTCTGCACGAAAAATTGGGTGAATACCACGAGGGTGAGATTTTAAATACGCCTTTTCCTCTTCTTCGGGATCAATTGGATCCTCGTGAATGTTAGGCTCTTGATAGCTCTCACTGTCGTGCTGAGTGTCTTCTGAGTTTTCACTCCCTTTTGACTCAGGTTGAGAAAGATCGCCCCTGGGCCCGTCACCTCCGAACAAGGGAATTACGGAGGTTACCCTGTCAATGACCGATATAAGAGATGCGGCCATCTGAAGGAAGTTGACGTTGCCACGCCTCCTTCCTGAGTTTTCTTTGCTTTGAGATGCATCACCATCACCATTTCGGTAAACCTTTCGGTTCCTTAAGGAACCCGAGGTGCCTTCTTTCCTCTCTCCAGTAGAGGTAGAAGGCTGGTCTTGTTCGTCTTCGTCTTTTATTTCGACTTTGACGGAGAGTTCAGGATCATTGTTAAAAAAGTCCTCCATACCCGGAGGAACTTCCTTACCATTACGTTCGACCCTAGGTGGTGCCCTTGAGATAGGCCCACCTGCATTTGAATTAGTGTTCGTGAATTGTGACTTCCGGCTTTTGAAATCTTTCCCACGACTTCTCTTATGAGCATGGGATGGCTTTGTAGGATCTTCCCCTCTGGGCTTGGTAATATTACCTGCCTGCATCTTCCCTCCAAATGGAAGTGCGTTGCCCGATTTTTTATGACTAGCCGCTGACTTTGGGTTGCGAGCCCTGCCTTGAATCGTACGTTTAGGAAACCACTGGCCGTACGTGGCGAAACTTTGGAGAGTTTTAGTCCTTCATATCTTTATCCGTATCGGATGTCACTTTTCAGCGCATCTACGGGGTTAAAGTTGCATCAAATATAAGATGAAAATGAAGTTGTGAAACCCACTGGCAACGTGGATTCTAAGGTTATCGGGAGTAAAGGATAATGATAAAATCTAAATAGTGGAGCCCAACCCAGTGAGAGACAATCATAAAAATTCTAGAGACCAAACGTCACACATTAGAGAATATGAAAACTTGTGTTCTAAAACCAACAACAAATGCCCCTTTCCTGGAGAGTAATCACTCGTAATCCAGCAAACTTTAAAGACTATTAAACAATTACCACTCCTTCATCCGAAGGAAGTACCCGCGGTAGTAAGGCGCTCCACCGTAGCTGGTAACCAGCTCGCGCCGTCTCGTAGGTGCCTGAAGCACCCCCCGGCCTAGACCTGTTCTAGGACTTACACATGACTGTTTACTCACATCATGTCTCTGGACCTCATCACGTTTCTCAAGGAAAACCATTTCGCTGGAACACAGGGAACTACCCAACAGCGTGGCCACCACAAGGGTGCATCCAACGTGACTTCACAAGATACCATTTCACAGTAAAAACCTCTT